ATTATGTTATTCCCTCTTCAGGGTCTAACTACGGAATCTCACTGACAAAAGTGAGATATGCAGTTGGCCAGCCAATGGGCGCACTATCATCTTGAAATATGTTAGCCTTGACTCATCACCTCTTGCTCCAGTTCTCTGCCGCTCTTGCATATCGTAAGACCGGTGAGTGGAATGAAGAGTATGAGATTTTGGGGGATGACTTGGTGATATTCAACGCTGAGATTGCAGAGCAATACCTTAAAGTATGCTCCGGCCTTGGCATCGGGATTAACTTATCTAAATCTTTAGTTTCAGTTAATTCACCGGTGTTTGAGTTTGCTAAGCGTTTCGGGGTTAATTCCTCCGACGCGTCTGCTGTTTCATGGAAACAGCTTTATGGGCAAAACTCATTGAGGGGGCGGATCGCTATTGCCTCTTATTTTATGAATAAGGGGATTAGCAAGTATCCGATGGGGGTCTTTTGATTATGTATCAAGGGTTTACCTTGGTCTAAATCAAAGCCTTCCAATTGGTTCAATAAGGTTTCCCTGATCTCGTTATTAGTTAGTTTGGTGAAACAGCGTAAGCTGTCTAGTCAGTGACTAATTCGAGCTCTCATGGATCCTATGAACCCGACCTCTTCATTGGGACGGATCATTGATGTGGTTCCTTATGAGCATCTAATAAGCGTTTTGGCTTATTATTTCAAACATAATCGAACCATGCCGCCAATCATGCCAGCGGTACCAGATAAGTATGGTAACTACTGGAACCTCCTGCATCCTTTCTATGAGGCAATTGCCATCGAAAAGCTTAATCGGCTTTTCCATATTATTGATGCAGACGGTTTCTCTGAATTAAAAGTCAGTTCATGGTTGGATAGGATTGTTCCTTCTCAGTATAGGAGTATCCTAGGTCCAGCATTCCTCTCTGCTATCGCTACTGTGCTTCATTCGATGCTAAATAGATATCTCCTTGAGGCAGATGCCTTAAGGGCAGATATTGACGTCGGGTATCGTGGGCTGGATGCAATGTTCAGTCATATCGAGAAGTTTGAAGGAGTCTTAGCTATGCTAGACCTCCCAAAACAATCGATTGAACGGAAGGTGAAGATATCTAATGATATCGAGGTACTGCGTTTTATCGATCAGGCCCATCGTAAACATCTGGAGTACATATTGTTCCAAATGCGTAAGAGAATGTTCCGTCATTAGTCACAAGTGACATTAGTCCCTTGCTTCTATATAGGGTATTCTCTAT